TATAAATTTCATCTGGTTCGTTTGTTTCTAAATATTTTCTAAAACGATTTTTAAGATCTTCATTCAATATTGGCATATTCTTTGGGTCTTCATCAAATTGCGTAATATATGTTCTTACAATATTACCTGCATTGAATTTCTCTTCTGTATTTGAAGAAGATCTTTGATGAGTTGCACATCCTTGTACTAAAATAAAAGATATTACTAATGGAATAGCAATTCTTTTATTCATCATTAATCCTCAGACTTCTTCATAAGACTCTCATAAACAAATTCAAACCTTTCGTTATCCATTTGCATTTCAGTAAATTTATGAGAATGATGTGCCTTTGCAACCTTATTCAAAATTGCCTTTTTGATTCCAGTTTCCTTTTCAATTGCAGCTGCAATTTCCTTAATATTTTCGCGTTCACCATCCATACGAATAAGTGAATTTGTAATTTCTTGAATGCCCTTTTTAAGCTTATCTTTTTGTGCTGGGTTCAAATGAATATCAGACATATATAATTTCTCCTTTTTTGTGTTATAAAATAAGTATAACACGAAGAAATACTTTTTTCAATCATGCAATCCTTGAAACCAATTTCTTAGTGGATTATCTGCACCTGGAAATTTATCTGGTTGATAAAGATATGGTAGTTTCCCTTGCAAATGAAATCTTGCTTGAAATAAATCGCCCATTTTAATAGGAGATGTTGAATTAATAAAATGTGGCCCAGAAGGAAATACTATAAGAGTTCCTCGCTCCGGATGAAAACTAAAATTAAAATTATGAAATCCTAAAAGACCACCATAAATTTCAAAGTCTGTTTCAAAGTCAGGGTTCTCGTTGTATTGAGAAAGAAATAAAATGCATGAAATATCACGATTCTTTGTGCGAACCCATTTCTTATTAACCCAATTGCTATTTTCGCATAATGGTTCTGTTTCGCAACCTTGTGGATAATATTCAAAGCTAATTTTCTCTGTTCCTAAATGAGAATAATCATAATATTCTTCTAGTTGAGGAATCAAAGGTTCAAATCTCGAAAAGATAAGAGTTTCGGATTCATCTTCATGGCGAATCATTTTTAATGGATTGCCTTCAGTATCTACATCTGGTTCATAAAATCTTAGTTTATCTATTATTACATCGCATTGTTTTGGTGATAAAAAATTTCTTATAATATAAAATGGTGATTTTGCTACTGCCATATTAGTTCTCTTCTATAATTTTTGGTTCTAACATGAAAGTTCCATTTTCATCTTCTTCTACTTCTTCCGTAAAGATTTCTTGTAAATAATCAAAATCTATCTCTTGCCCTTCACCCATAAAGCTAGGGTCAATAATAAATTTTCCTTTTTCTAATGCATTTTGTCCTATCAAAAATGGATGTGACATCTTTTCTCTATCATTCAAATTCACTTCCACACTTGGTATATCCTTACCTTTGATACGCAAATTCAATAAAATAACTGGACGATAACTAATTCCTCCATCCGCACTTTTTACTGAACTCATATTAGCAACATTAACTGAAATAACATGAGGTGATAGCATTTTATTAATAAATTTTACAGTACCTCTTGTTCTATCAACCTGTAATTGATCTGCATGCATTGAACAAATAGTTGCTCCTGTATCTACTTTTGCTTTCATTGCAGGTGAATTATGAAGATTCAAAACTTCTACATGCGCTTCTGTTCCTATTTTACTTTCATCATGAGTTTTTTGCATTTTATCTAATTCCTGATGATGTTTATTAACCATCTGTTCTTGGTTCTCTTCATAACCACGTTTTATATTACTTAGTTGTTCGCCATGAGAACGCTTCATATCATATATTCTATCACCATGATCTCTTCTCATTTTATGACTTTTCTTTTCATGGTCATCTAACATCTTCTTTATATGTTCATCATGATCGTTTTGCATTTTAGTTCTATGTTCTTCGTGATCTTTTTGCATTTGAGATATTCGTTGTTCATGAGTTCTTCGTAATTCTTCATGGGCGCCTTTCAAATCACCGATTCTATCAATATGATCATTGCCTAATTTATCTATTGCATCTTGATGAGCTTTCAATAGTTCTTCATGTCTTTTATCAAGCTCGCTCATTTTGCCTTCAAAATCACCTGAATGTTTTTCCATTTCTTTTTTATGACCATCTAGCATTTTTTCCACTTTAGCAAGTGTTTTTTCTAATTCGGCTTTATGACCACTACCTGCTCCTTTGACTTGATTTTGAAGATCTTTTATAGTTTGAGTATGTTTTCCAATATGTTTATCAATGGTATTTTTGTGCTTATCCATTGTATTTTTCAAATGAGCTTTTATATTAGATGCATCTATTCCTGATGATTTAGCAGGAGTTGTTTTCTTTTTAGCTGCTTTTTTCTTAGCGGCTTCATTAAGTGATTTAACTTCAATTTGTTGAAGTTCATTATTTGCCATCTCATAGAAAAATACTAGCACATCTTCTTCACCTTGAAAAGCAATCATACTTTCAAAATCACCTTCCATTATTGCATTAGGTGATATAGGTGATAATCCCTTGCAATGATATTCTGCACCATCCACTATAATTGAATCAGATATTTTTTCGCCATTCATGAATGATTCATTTAGTTCGTTTAAGTTTTGATATTCCATTTTCTGCTTCTCTTATTCTTTTAATTAATGGTGCCACATATTCATCAATTTTATCCTTGAAAACCAATGGCATCATACCTCTTTCAACTGTCATCAATATAACAATATCTTCTATTGGTTCATTTGTTCTTTCATGCCACATTATAGCATAAGCTGTTGTTTGTAGAAAGTAATCAAATATCCATTGTTTGTATTTATTATTAGTACTTGTCTTGAAATCTATAACTGATAAAACTCCATTATATTCACCGATACAATCTACTCTACCTGCTACTTTTAGTGTATCACTATAAAGTGCTAATTCTTGTCCTCTAATATTATCAACTGCATTAAGTTTCAATTTTAATTTATTAAAATCATTAATATATTCATGATGATATTTTTTTATATCTATTGTTTCATTATTTAGATATTTTTCTGCGAGTTCATGAACTGCGCTTCCTCTTTTAGCGCATCTATCTCTTTCTTTATTTGCTTTTTTCTCGCCAAGCATATTTTTCCAATTGGTAAGCCATTCTTTCTCACCAACACCGAGAATAGTTGTAATAGAGGGATACCAAACACCTTCTGGTGTTTTATAGAATCGTTTTCCTGTTGCGCTTTGTTTAGTCTCTAATTCCGTGAGATTTGGTCGCGGTAGATGATTAAACATATTTACTTAGTGGCTGTTGCTCCACCTTTCCCCATCATTCTGGCATTCAATCTTGATAATGTTTTGCTAATTGTTTTTGCCTTTGAAACTTTAGATTTTCTTTGAATAATAGATTTCTTAGCACGCATAATTTGTTTTCCTTTTCTGCGCTTTTTAGGATCGGGGCGTTTTGAACAAGCTGCTAAAGAAGAAGCTATTTTACCCTTTTTTGGTCCAGTTGTGCATCTAAATTTTCTTTCTAATTTATTTGTTCCTGGTTTTCTTTTGAACTGTCTAACAGCAGATTCCGTAAAAATTTCACTTACTTTCATATCCCCGGTCCTCCCATAGATCCAGGTGCTGCGGGAGCAGCTGCCATTTGTGTTTGAGCATTTCCTTGTTGTCCAGATTGTTTATCTTGTGCTCTCATCATATCATATTTTCTTTTTTGAAGTCTAGCTAATTTTTCTTTCAAAGAAGCTATTTGAATATCAATTGATTTTGTAATTGAACTACTACCAGCTGCAACTCTTTTTTCATCTCGTGCCATATTCATCATTGCACGTGTTTGCATTGTAGCTGCTCGTTGTGATGGTATAAATGGTTGTAGCTGAGGTTCTTGTTCAGCAATATATTCTAAAAAACTTTTCATTTTATCTTTGTCCTCTAAGGAAATCATAGACGAATTTGGATAATTCATCAAGTGTTATTTCTTCTGCATCTTTAGCTGGTGTATCATGATATTTATAAGGGTCAGCACTTTCCATACTCATTTCATATCCACCGGATAATTGAGCTTCATTATCTGACGCTTTATCATGTTGATATTTTGCAAGTTGAGCTAATTTCTTAGTTTCATTTTCTTGTTCTTTCTTATTATCGTTATAAGCTTCCATATCAAGAACTTGTTCTTCTTGTTTCACTTTATGAGATGCTGCATGAGCGGATGCTTCGGCTTCTCTTGCTCTTGCCTCGGCTGTTCTGGCATCTGCTTCTGCTTTTTTAGCTTCGGCATCGGATTTCATAACATCAATGACTTGTTGAAGAGCACTTGTTGCTCCTTCATCTTCACCACCCATATCTTCCATTCCTTCTTCACCGCCTTCTCCACCACCCATTTCTTCCATGCCTTCTTCGCCACCTTCGCCACCTTCAGGTTCCATGCCTTCTTCGCCACCTTCAGGTTCCATGCCTTCTTCACCACCTTCGGCACCCATACCTTCTTCACCGACTTCTTGTTCTTGTTCTTCATCGGTTTCTATTTCAGGCCATTCAGCATCAACTATATCAAACCTATCTTTTAGTTGATAAAGAACTTCGGCAATTTCTGGAGATGAATTTTCTTCATCATCATCTTCATCAGCACCATGTAATGCATCTCCAAGTGCATCTTCAAAATCATCGGCTTGGTCAGACCTGACATATACTTTTATTATGCGTCCTTCACTATCTTCTAATCCAAACGCTGTTGTATCGTCTTCTGTCTTTGCTCTTTTCTGAGCTGCATCTAACTTAGACATAACATCAGATGCATCAAAATCAGTCTCTCCTTGTCCTACCGCTATATCTTCAAGAAAAAATGATTCACGAATAACTTTATATTGATTTCTAGATTTTTTATCTATTTTATTAAGTTCATTAAATGCTGAATTTTGTTTTTTATAAGGACCAGATAATTTCTTATTATCAGCCCTTCTTACAATTGCATATCCTTCAATTTTAATATCTTTAGCTTCTGGATATTGCATAATGCGTTTCATCATTTTTCGTTGTTTTTCTTTAGCACGGACTGGATCTATATGTCCTCCACCGAATAGTCCACCGGGTGTTGTTGCGATTGCATGAGCACTGGTTGAACCTTCTGCGCTCATTTCATCTATTAATGATCTTAGTATTGACATAAATTTTTCCCTTTATAACATTTATAGTATTTATATTTATTCCATTTATAAACTAAATTAGTGAATTAGTCTTAATCTATCACCATAAAGAATCATAGCAATATCTTCTAATGTTTTTGCTTGATCTATTTTATTAGCCATATCCTGAATCTGTTTTCTCGTTTCTGCAAATACCATCAAAGTTCTTTTATGTATCTCATCAGTATATCCAATCTCTTTTCCGGTTTCTAATGTAGTTCTAAATTGCTTCCAATTCTTATTATAATTTTGAAGAGATGAATTTAATTGAGTTATTCCTTGATTAAGAGCTGCTTTTACATGCGTTTTTAAACTACGGGGTTCTTTTACTTTAAAATCACTTACAAAATTTCTTAATGTCTCTTGCCTATTCTCACCTTTATATTTGGATAAAGTTCTTTTAATTCCAGAAATATGAGCAAGTGAAGGTATTCCAACAGCACCAGCAATATGAAGTAACATATTATTGAATATATCTCCTTCTAATCCTAATGTTGCTCCTTCAAACTTGGGTCTTCCTTTTGTTGCTGATTTAATTTCATTTCTTATAGAATGATTAAACATATTCACCGTAGTAAATAAACTCTTATCAACTATCTTGAATTGCTTTTGTGTTTTAGGATCAAGAAAAACAGCACCTTCTATACCAATATCTTCATCAGGATTTACTTCTATATCACGAAGAGCTGGTTTAATTTTACGCATAACAGCATTTAAATACTTCTCCTTGATAGGAAGCATAAAAGTATGTTGCGATGTCTTAATCGCTTCCGCTCTCGCCTTTTTAACTTCTGCTCTTATTTCTTTTGGAACTGATGGTAATTTTACTTCTAATAAATCTTTATTTTTATATCCAGTTGGATGCTTTTCATTTAACCATTCTTCAAATTCCTGAAGTTCTTTATTTACATCTACTTTTTTGAAATGATGCCCACCTATATAAGAAACAGATGAAAACTTCCATTTATGTTCAGCATTTTCATGAACTAATTTTACACCATCATATGTAGTAACAATAGGAACTTTAATATTAGATACTTTTCCTTTTAATGAATCTCCTAACCTTTTTACTTTAGATTGATCTGGATCATTTTTATTATCACCAACTATCATTCTTAAAAATGCAATATAATTCGAACCATATACAATAGCATTCGGTTGCCTACCATATAATAATTCAACTTCACATGCATCTCCATTCTCCATAACAGATTTTAGGAAAGGTTCCATTTTCTTTAGAGCAAGATGAGCACTTTTATTTCCATTATTAGCAGCTATATTTTGATAATCTGAATCCATAAAGAAACGTTGTCCACCTTTTGCTTCTCTTGATGTATAAAAATGTCCTTCATTTGTGAATCCAAACGAAAGTTGCGAACCATCCAATTTCTCAGAAGCAATAAATTTAGCGATATTCCTTATAGCAGAAATAAAATCTTTATGAGGTAGAGCTTCTATATGCTCAATTCCCTCATAAAGATTTATTACTTTATTGGAAGAAGTAACTGTAGTACTTTCAAAAAAACTCTTAAATGTATTCATGAAAGTATTTATAAGTTTTATGAATTTGATTTAGATAAATTTGATTTTTCTATTTCAACCAATGTTGGTTTATCAATACATCCAATTCCACCTTTACCCAAGCAATAATAACCGCAAACTGGGCAAGATATTTTTTCAGATGGCATTTTTTCTTTTTCACTCATAAAATTTCAATATTATCAATCTTGAAAGTTCTATACTTCACTTCCATTTTATCATCTGGATGAGATGCGTCAATCCAATCTTCAAAAGAAAAGATTGTTTTTATTTGAGCTTTGAAATATTGTTGATATTCTTTATGAAGTTCAATCATCTTATTCCTATCTTCTTCCGATAAATTACTAACATCAAGTGCTTTAATATTATTTTTAGGAATACTTGTAGGAATAATAATGCGTTCAGTAACTTCCACTCCACCATCCTTATCTTTAGAATAACGGATCTTTCCTTCTTGATTTTCTTTTAGCATTTTTATTCACCAGAACCATTGGAACCATTAGCGCCGTTTGATCCGGCATCATCTGTTTCATCAGATGCGTCTTCTGTTGGTTCATCCTTTTTTGATTTTTCTTCCAATTCCTTCTTCATCAAATCAAAAATTTGACGGGAAAGATTTTCCTTAGCTGACCTAATCATTGTAAGATTATCAGAAAGCAATTCAATCTCATATTGAGCATCAACTTCTTTTTCATTCCAACGATTAAAGACATCAACCACTCTCTTAATTTCATCGCTCATATCAGCTACTTCATATGGCTTATCTTCTAAAGTGATAGTTGTAATCGGTTGAACTTCTTGCTTCTTGATTTTATACGTACTCTTCTCAGTCATATTTTATTTCTCCTCTTTTAGTTTAATTTGCATATTTATTTACATGATCAAATAACTCATTGGTTGATTGATCTTTTGAATTACCAATATTGTTTTCTTTCTTTTTGAATTTCAATGCTGGTTTATTTTCTTCTTGTTTTCTTTTAGGATCTCTAATTGTAACATATTTCCTATCCCATTCCATCATCAATTTATCAAATACACTATCACTATTTCGTGTTTTAATAAATACAAATTCCATAATACCACGATGCTTTTGTGATTCATCCATTCTAAGTGCTATAGCAACATCAGCAATTCGTATCTTTCCCATTCCTCCCGCAATATGAGATTGATTTAATTCTGGTGCTTCAATAGCAGGTCTATTCAATTGAGATGCCGATGCAACTGCGATATTCAAATCATCTCCTATTTGTCTAAGTTCAGATGCACATCGTTTATCCTTCTCTGATATATTATCAGCAGATACATGATCATTAGCATTCATTTCATCTAAATAATCAACTACAAACAAATCAGGATAATATCCATTCTTTAAATAAAAATCCTTTAGAAATGCTCTCATTTCTCTTGCTTTTGTACCAGCAGGTAGTTTAGCAATATGAAGATTACCTAATTCGGATTTTTTAGATTCAATTGTATTTATTATTGTTTCTGTATGATAATCCCACTCAGCACCATTGATTCCTGTAAACATCTGATCAAATCTTTGTGACACACGATCACTTGATAATTCAAGTGATAAAAATAATGCATTTTTACCTTGCTTTATAAAATTTAATGCTAAATTAGCAAGTGTAAATGATTTACCAACACCAGAATTACCAGCAAATAATATAAATTCTCTTCTTGCTATTCCACCAAATAATTTATCATCAACCGATTTCCATCCAGTTGACATTGTTGGTGGAGCATTTTGTGCTCTTTCTATTCTAGATCTTATATCATCAAAATAATTATATCCTGTATCCTTAGCAAGAGCAATTTCATACGCTTTATCTATTCTAGTTTTTACACTATCATAATTACCCTTATTCATCTCTTCCATTGAATCTGTAATCGCAAGAATAATAGCACGATGTCTCGCAAAACCTTCAAAACTTTTCTTAGCCCAACGCTCAATATCTTCAGCCATCGCAACTTTTTCAAGTTTTTGTTTTGTACTTGACCTTATTTGAAATGGTTCTGGTAATTTACTATATTCATTATAATATTCTTTAATAAAAGCAGCTGCTTTATTAAGACCAGGACTAAAATATCTTGGTTCAAAAATAGGTTCACAAATGGAAAACGTTTCAGGAGAAGAAATCAATACTTCTAATAACGCTTTTTGAATTTCGGGATTATCATACTCTTTAGACATACAAATATTATATATGATTGCTAATTAATTTTCAACCTAAATCTTTCTAATCGGCGGATAAATAGAATTCACAATTTCAGGAACAGCATATATTGCTCCATTATCATATATTAAAGATTCCTTTTCGAATTCTTTAGCATCATATGCATCTATATAAATATTTGGATTTTTATCAACATTTTCATATGGTTTATTAGTGAGAAGAATAATGACATCATCACTTTCTATATTTCTGAAAGTGCTATCTCCATTATCAATAACTGAAAAATAAACAGCAGCACCGGGTCCAATTAATTTGCCTTTTGCCATCTCTTCATGAAGAATATTAAATGAACGCACTCTGTACATCTTCCCTTTTATAGAAACTTTATCATAATCATTCCACGGTGAAATATAAGATGGATTATCATCCATATCATGAATCACATCTAATGTCTCACCTTCTAATGCATATGTTAACTTAATTCTAAAATATTCTCTATCTCCTAATGTTGAAATTTTAGTACAAATAGATAACTCATATTCCTTTGTAATTGGAATAAGCTCATCTTCTTTTACGATTTCTTCAAAATTAGGTTTAAAAAGATTAGGATCTGATTGACGCGCAATCAATTGAGCAATACCAGAACATGGATAATCAAATTCTAATTTAAGATTATCTCTATCAATAATAGTTATTTTTTTTGGTATCTTTTCCATTTGAGTAGATGGATCTTTTGGATCATTTATAAATGCATTTACTGCAGAATCAGTTCCTAAACCATGATTAACAATCCATTCTTGTGAATTAATTGTTTGTTTATGCTCATAAAGAATTCTACGAGGATACCAATCCTCTAATCCATAAACTGATTCCGTAATATCCCCATGAAAATAACCAGAAATTATTTTTGTTTGCATTAAATTGCCTCTGCAACCTAATGTTATATTACATCTTCCTATATGTTCCATTCCCGATTCATTTCTAGGAAACATTTTTTTCCTATCACAGGTATCACATTTATAAATTACTACACTCATTCATTTCTTCTCAATTATACTGGCGATATTGAACTTACATTAGCTGCTACTTTACTTGTCAAATCAATAGGTGAAGTTC